GTCCACAAATCAAACCAGATTTCAGACTTGATATTCCAGGCTTAAAAGATAATACAGCAACTCAAGGGTATGAAGGTGATAGTGCAGTAGGGAATGGTTTATTAGATAGTAGATACAAGGTAGGTAGGCCCGGAGCTAATACATTAAAGACTTTTAATTACAAGCAAGTTGGTTATAAAGCTACACCAGGAGCAGATGTAGGTGTTGACAAAGTAAATGCAACTGATATTATACAAGTAGAGAAGGATGCAGGAGGTGTTGATTTTATAAAGTGTATTATTAGAGCTGTTGAAACTTCAACAAACGCAGGTACTCCACATGAGTCTATTTTAGTATTTAGAGCTTTTTTAACAAGCTTCACTGATAGCGTAAACGCAAATTATGCAGATCATACTTATGTAGGTAGAGGAGAAAAGTTTTACACATACCAAAATGCAGATAGAAAAGTAGGTTTCCAATTAGCAATTGCAGCACAATCAAGAGCTGAGATGAAGCCATTGTATAGAAAACTAAATTATTTGATGTCTCAACTTTATCCAGAGTATTCAGGATTATCCACAACAGCTACAGGTAATGGATTTATGAGATCGCCATTAGTGAAGTTAACTATCGGAGACTACTTCTACAATACCCCAGGTATTTTAACATCTATGAACATATCAGTTCCAGATGATGCACCTTGGGAGTTAGAATCTTCTAATCAACATAATGGAACTACAAACGGTGTACTATCAACGGAAGGAGATATGTATCAACTTCCACACTACCTTACTGTTGCTTTACAATTTACTCCAATACATAACTTTATACCACGCAGAGCATTAGCAACAACTGTAACAAAAACAGGTGACACATCAGATAATAAAAACTACTACATACCACCATTTATTACTCCACATGAAAATGCAACAGAGTTTTATGGTAGTCTAGCAGGTAAGAATAGATTTAATATAGGATAATGGCAAATAGATATACAAGCATACAGATTGAATCGGGAAGTTTCACTACGGATCCAAGATACTATACAAATGTTATCTATCCCGAAGTTGATGTTACAGAAGATGACATTTATGTTATAGCAACATCAAACGATAGATTAGACATTCTTGCATATCAGTATTATAGAGACTCAACTTTGTGGTGGGTTATTTCTTCAGCAAACAATTTACCTGGAAATTCTTTATATCTAACAAATGGAACACAGGTAAGAATACCGGCAAATCCTTCGGATGCTATTACAAAATTTTTAAGAATAAATAAGTTACGTTAATATGAGTAGTCGTACCAACCTTATTGGAGATCCTATACCAGATCTAGCCATAAATCAATTGAATGCTAGAGCAGGATTACTTGCTCAAAAAGGCTTTCAAGATGATGCTGCATCTTTATTTAAAGTAAGTTCTCATAATGCTTATGTAAAGCTATCTTCTTTTGTTTCAATAACAGATAAAACTCTTGCAAATGCATTAGGAGTAGGTACAGGGACAGAATTGGCTAAGAAGTGGGCTCTTTTTAATGGTGATACTTCTGCTAATGGAGGTAACGGGTCTTACCAAAATGTAAATGTAGGAGGAGGAGTAGGAAAAGATACTGGTATACTACATGGATATGGGCAAGGAGGATTTGAAGAGTTGGGCATACGACCTATGCCAGGTATAGTTGGTTTAGAGATTATACCTGCAGGTATGGCAGGATCTGTTCGCCAAGCTACCCTCAAACTTAAATGTCATAATTTACGCCAATTAGACATCCTAGATGTTCTATATTTTAGATTTGGATTCTCAATGTTAATTGAGTGGGGACATACTACCTACATTGATAACAACCGAAACCTTCAACAAACCCCAGCACCAATTGATGTCTTTGCACCAGGATTAACAAAGGAAGGTATTCTCCAAGAATTAGCAAAAAGAAGAAATAGTACTTTTGGTAATTACGATGGTATGTTGGGACTCGTAACAAACTATGAGTGGGCAGCAGCAGTTGATGGAGGTTACGAGTGCACATTAAAGCTATCAGGTATAGGAGGGGTGATTGAATCTTTAAAAATTAATACGAATTCAAACTGGCCAGGAGGAGGAACAAGTTATACACAAGGTCAAGGTCCACTACAGAGTTCTACTAACTTAACTGGATTAGCTAGCGTTAATGCATCTTTAGGTATTCCTCAAGTACCTTCTTTCTATCAATCTACGTTATCTAATATCTTAGTAAGGCTTAAAGAAAACATCTTAGGAGGAGGCTTGAATTTTGAAGCTGTTGCTAAAGATCTGATGTCAGCTGGTCTCAACTTAGGTAATCAGCCAGGTACTGTAAATGGATGGTCCAAAGGTTTTAATGCAGGGTACATGTCAGGATTACATCCACTAGTACCAGATATTAATTTTAAGAAGATCTACACTCAGCATAGAGCATCTTTGTCAGGTCCTGCAACTTCAGCAGCAACTGCAGGTAGCACAGATCAAGCATATATTCCATTAGGCTTATTTATAGCAATTGTAAATAACAGCTGTACAGCTTATGATAGAACTACTGCATCAAGTCCATTAGTTTACATTGATTTTAATCCAGATACAAATTATTGCTTCAGAGTACCAGATCAAGTTTCTTTAGACCCAAGAATCTGTTTAATTGATTCAAGAGACCCAGCAGGAGCACAGTACCAACAGTGGTTAAACCACAGAGGAGTTAAATTACCATCTTTAAATCCGCCAGCAGGAGAAACTGAGTCAAGTGGTATTATGGCTGATTTACATACTGCTATCAGAGGAGCTGTTGTTCCATCTTTTGTAGATCCTAAAGTCGAAACAAGAGGTTACTTGATGAGAATACTAGTCAATATTGATCATTTATTAGGACTTGTAACTTCAATCTCAGATAAAGACCAAACAAGTAGTGTATCATTATCTACAATGCTTACTGGATTGATGAATGATATTGCTAAAGTTACAGGTAATGTTAATGAGTTTAAAGTAATCTACGACGACGAATCTAATGTTGTACGCATATTAGATCAGCAATTAGTTCACAACGAACTTCTAACTGGTAGAACGTATCCAACAATTCAAACATTTGGACTATCGACTGGAGTTCGTAATATGACTTTTAAGACCGAAGCTAATACGGCGATAGGTTCGATGTTAGCAATTGAGGCAATGGCTGCGGAAAGAACTCCATCAACAGATGGTAGAGATGGTTCTGCATTTAGTGTTTTAAACTCAAGATTAGAAGACCGCCTTGTAAAAATCAGACAGAGAGAAGCTAATGCAACATCTATAACAGCACCAGATACCTTAACAGAAAAAGGAAGTAGATTTACCCAGTTTAGAAATAGCTTATATTTGAATGGAATCTTAGATCCGGAAGGTATAGCCGATAACATAAACTTCTACTCAGAGTGTATGAATGCATACAAGTCTCAAAAAGGTTCAAGTTTAACAGGTGGAACTCCTATCATAGAACCAGACCATGTAACTGCAAGAGGCATTTTACCACTGTCTATAAACCTTACAATGAATGGTATAAGCACCATTCGAATATTTGAAGGCTTTGTAATACCTACAGAAAGACTACCAGCTCAGTATAAGAATGGCAAAGGAGAGACCAGAGTAGGATTTGTTGTTCAAAAATTGAATCAAACAGTTCAAGGACAGAATTGGCTAACTGTCATTCAAGGTCAGATGGTTAACATTCCAAGTCAAAAGACAACACCTCCTGCACAGATTCCAGCAGGATCTGCTAAAACACCAAGTGGTGGCGGAGGCGGTACAATTAAACCTAAAACAAAGCTTAACATAAGATTTGATTCAGGGCAATTCTCAACTGCAAATGACAATAATCCATTTGACCTAGTTGCCAATGGTGCTACTCAAAACTTCAGAGGAGTTACGAGTTATAAGATTATCATAGATCCGTACGATGGTAAGCAAGTTCCACTATTAGTATTTGATACTATTGGGAATGGTACAAGAGCTGGATTTATAAACTTCTCGGGTTACTTTACAAGACACCATAAGAAAAATATTAGTGAAATAACAGAATTTGTTCTTAGTGGTGGAGACCCTAAAGTAATTGCTGCATATAAAGGTCACTATGTTGATGAAATGAGAAAGGAGCTTGGAGATAAAACTCTTACAATGTTTACTAGACTTACTTTCCGTGGGCAAGCAGAAACTGATCCAAACAATATAAAAATGTTTAAAGCATTATGTAGAGCTCTTATGAAATGGGAAGGTGCATTTAAGAAGAACAAAGCACAGAAGATGGCTCTTATAGACAACTTTACTCCAAGCCAATTAAAATAATGAGATATTACCCACTTTCTAGAGTTGTTACAGGGTCAAAGACTACAGGTATGGAGTTTACCTTAAAAGGTGAACCCTACGTAGGTCCTTACTACAAGACTTTTGATGGTAAGTATTATACAGGTAATGATCCAGTAACAGGAGACTCAAAACAATTAGACCCTCCCGTAGGTTCTAGTAGAGATACTACTATAGGTTCTAGTAGAGATACTAATCAGAGAACCTACTTAAAGGCTTTTGGAGCAACTGGTTTGAGCTCTACAGATCTCGGCTCTTTTGTTACAATTACATACTACTATCCAAAACCTACTCCGGCAGATTACGATAGAGGATTCTTCTTTAGGTATTTTGCAAAAAAGAGAAATGAAACCACAAATCTTATAGAGGTTCACAAAGATGTGCATGAATCTTTAAAACTTGTTGACAGTATCTATAACTACGAGTTATATCACTCAATCCAGTTGTATTGGCAACTAACAGGTCCTTTAGTAGATACAGTAAACCCAACTAACGGTATAAGAACTGCTGGAATTGAAGATACTAATAAAAGATTAGTGGAAATGAAGGATGAAAGTTTTAAAGGTCTTAGAACTCATATTGGAGATAAGTACAATAAGTTTGCTAAACCAGTTGCATAGCATCTGTAAAAATGCCATATTAGACCAAATGAAGGTTATATGGCATACTTTATAGTAGAAACAGAAGAGCAGTTACAGGACTTAGAGCCTCAGGAGGATTCTTTTATAGAAGTCCTTCTCGGTAATAATCTATATCATCCTAAATTGAACTCCATGATCGGAGTTTATTATAGAACTAAGGATAAGGGTTATATTTTGCCAATCTCGCACTCAGAGACATTTTCATTACCAGTTCAAGCTATCAAAGACTTTTTGGCAAAGCATACAAGATTGTATTGCTTAGATAAGAAGCTCGTAAGCTATTTTTTAGATGCTGAGAATGTGGTAGATCTTGGTTTCATTATCATGAACAAAGAAAACAAGATGCCTGAGATAGATAGTGATCCACTAATCTACAGAGAATTCTACAGAAACTTTTCACACGGACCTCAGTTGAATAGACTAATCCCAATCGTAAAACTTTATGAAAGAAGTGAAAACATTTACCAAAACATTGTTCCATATATTGGAAAGGATAATCATTGGAATGATTTTACTAATTCTATGATTAAAGCCTATAAAAGGGTAGAAGAAGTGGGTATCGTAATTGATCCACATAAGTTTGAAGATAATTTTCAATTTGTAAATCCTAAATTCTCAATATACAAGAATAAGATTTACTCCTCCTACAATCTATATAATCTAACTTCCAGACCTACAAACGCATTTAATGGAGTAAACTTTCTTGCAATAAACAAAGACGATGGATCAAGAGAGAGCTTCCTTCCAGCTAATAGTATGTTTATAGAGTTAGACTTTGAGGCATATCATTTAAGGCTTATTGCAAACATGGTACAGGAGTATGTGGGCAGTACAGAATCAATCCACAGACTCCTGGCAAGAGAGTACTTCCAAAAAGAAGACATCTCAGAAGAAGAATTAAAGGAAGCAAAGCAATTAAACTTCCAGCAGATCTATGGTGGAATTAAGGAAGAGTATGCACATATTCCTTTCTTTGATAGAATCTTAAAGATGCAAGACTCCCTATGGAAAAGATACAATCACCATGAAGGTATCCACCTATCTACAGGAAGATGGTTAAAGAAGAATGAAAACCTTTATAAGCAGAAGCTGTTTAACTATTATATTCAAAATATGGAAACTGTTTCCAACGTAACTATCTTAAATAAGATTTTAGATGTGTTGGAGCCTTACAAAAGTAAAGTGATATTAGTAGTATACGATTCATTGCTGATAGACTTTAACTCCGAAGATGGAAAAGAAGCAATCACTAAAATAAAAGAAATAATCAATAACGAAGGATTAACTGCTCAGTTCAAATACGGTGCAAACTACAATTCTTTAAAGAAACCCCACTATTTATGTTAATAGAAACAGAGTTACAAGAACATTATACACTAGAGCAGATTTTGAACAAGTTATTTGCCACTTTCTCATCAAAAGAGAAGTTAGACGAAACGTTAGCGACAATAAAGGATACGTATAGTATACTCTACGGAAAGATCTTTATATTAGAGTCTCCGGATACAGAAGAGGTACTTTGCACCTACAATATTGATCCAACTGCTTCCTCATCAAGAATTTTACCAAATACAATTCTTTTACATCGTAAAAAAGAGACTAATACCCTATATACAATTAATGCACTAAACTTATTAGTGAAGCAGTTGAATAATGGAGTTATAGACTCATCTTTTAAAGTAGAATGGCCGGAATACAAAAACACGGTACTACTTACCCAGGATACAGATCTTAGAAAACTTTCTACGAAGATCTATAAGATTATAGCAGCATAGTTGCTACCGATCTAATAATTCCCCACATTCAAGAGTAAATATTTAAACAGTTATAATTATGGCTATGGATCTTAGCGCAATCAAGTCGAAGCTTAATGCTTTGCAACAAAAACAAGGTGGTAGTGCTCCTCGTAAAGACATGACCACTATTTTCTGGAAACCAGGTCCAGGAAAGCACACTATTCGCATCGTACCTTCGATGTTTGACAAATCTAATCCATTTAAGGAACTTTACATTCACTACGGCATTGGCAGTAAGAAAGTAATGATCTCACCAGTTAACTTTGGAGATCGTGATCCTATTGTTGAGTTTGCAAATGAACTTAAAAAAGGTTCTTTTGATAAAGACAATTGGGCATTATCTAAGAAGCTACAACCTAAGATGCGTGTATTCGCTCCAGTGATTGTACGTGGTGAAGAAGATAAGGGAGTTCGCTTATTTGAATTTGGTAAGGAAGTTTACATGGAGTTATTAGCAATTGCTGAAGACGAAGATGTACAAGACTACACAGATGTTGTAAATGGTCGTGATTTAACTATCGAAAAGTTAGATGCAGCTACAGTAGGTAATACTTATGGCAAAACTAACATCCGTGTTCGTACAAAAGTTACTCCTTTATCAGAAGATGCTAATCAAGTACAACAATGGTTAAACGAGCAACCAGAACCAGCAGCACAATTCACACGTCACGATTATGAGACTATGAAGAATGCATTGTTAGAATTCCTAAGCCCAGGTGAAGAACTTCCAACAAGTCCAGTTCCTGCTCCAGCACCGGTAGAAGAAGTAGTAGAAGCTGTAACAGCACCTGCTCAATCTTTTGCACCAACTCAGCAATACACTTTAGAGGCAAAACCTAAAAAAGATGTAGATGCAGAATTTGATGCTCTTTTCGGAGGCAGTGACTTACCATTTTAATCAATAAAGTAAATTATGGCAAAAAAATCATTAACTGGAGCAATCTCAGAAGCTGTTAAGGCAGACTTCAAAGGATTAGATAACTTCAAGAAAGCAAAGAACTTATCTACAACATCAGTAAAATTTAAGGATCAAAAATGGATTCCATTATCTGATGCATTCCAAGAGACTCTATCAATTCCAGGTATTCCGATTGGCCACATTACTTTATTAAGAGGACATAGTGACACAGGTAAGACTACAGCTCTTTTAGAAGCAGCTGTAAATGCTCAGAAGATGAACATCTTACCTGTGTTTATTATTACAGAGATGAAGTGGAACTGGGAACATGCAAGAACTATGGGATTGCAGTTCGAAGAGGTTGCGGACGAGGATACAGGAGAAGTAATTGACTATAAAGGATTCTTCTTATTTATCGATAGAGAGAAATTAAATACCATCGAAGATGTAGCTGCATTTATGGCAGACTTATTAGATGAACAAAAGAAAGGTGCGTTACCTTACGACTTATGCTTCTTCTGGGATTCAGTAGGATCCATTCCTTCTAAGTTATCAGTAGAATCAAATAAGAATAACAATGAGTGGAATGCTGGAGCAATGTCTCAGCAATTTGGTAACTTTATTAACCAGAAGATTGTATTATCTCGGAAAGAAAGTCAGCAGTATACAAATACCTTTGTAGCAATTAACAAAGTATGGGTAGCTAAAGCTGAGAACATCATGGCACAGCCTAAGATGAAGAACAAAGGTGGAGACACAATGTTCTTTGATGCATCAATGGTAATTACATTTGGTAATGTAACAAACTCTGGAACGAACAAGATTAAGGCAACTAAGAACGGACGTGATGTAGAATTCGCAAAACGTACCAAGATTAGTTGTGATAAGAATCACGTAACAGGGATCACTACTACAAATAAAGTAATTATGACAGTTCACGGGTTTATTTTAGATACACCTAACGAATTAAATAAGTACAAGAAAGAGCATGCCGATGAATGGTTAAAAGTTCTAGGCTCAGCAGACTTCGATGTAGTAGAAGAAAAAGATGAAGACACTCGTGACATATACGATGCTTCAGAAGATGAATAGTTGTTAGGGGGAAGAGATTCCCCCATACTATTTTATAATGGATTATCAAAAAGTTTACACTCAAATAATAGAAAAAGCAAAATCCGAAAACAGAAGTAAGGGAGGAGCTATCTATTATGAAGCCCATCACATCGTTCCACAGTGTTTGGGTGGTGAAGGTAAGACTACTCAATGGAAGTGGCATCCTAATATTATACTACTTACCGGAAGAGAGCATTTTCTTTGTCACTGGCTATTAATGAGACTATATCCCACAGATAGAAAATTAGCAAATGCTTTTCTTAAGATGTGTTACAGCAAAAGTCAAAACCAGCAAAGATATGTTCCATCGAGTAGAGCATATGATGAAGCCAAACAAGCTACTTCTAAGTTAGGAAGATCTGAGGATACTATTGCTAAAATTAAAAAGACGAAAAAAGAAAATCCTAGATTTTGGACACAGGAGGAAAAAAATGCTCAAAGTTTACGAACTCTAGGGGTCACTAAAAAAAGTAAAGAGAATTATCAAGGACCTAAAACTGAAAACCATATTGAGAATATTCGTAGGTCAAAGTTAGGAGTTCCAAGATTAAAGCAAACTTGCCCCCATTGTGGGTTTATAGGAGGAGCTGGTAATATGCAAAGATGGCATTTTAATAATTGTAAACATAAATAATAAAGGTATGACAAGAATAAACGTGGGTATTTTACCTCAAACTTTGACTAATAAGCATTTGATAGCTGAACATAGAGAGTTGAAGCGAATTCCAAATGTAGTTGCTAAAGGAAGATATAATTTAAAAACTGCTCCTCCCGAATTCACTCTAGGAAAAGGACACGTCAGTTTTTTCTATACTAGATTAGGATACCTATTCAAGCGATATGAAGAACTGTATACAGAGTGTAGAGCAAGAGGAATGAATGTTCAGTATTACGGAAGTTCCTGGGATGGAGTTCCTCGAGAGTTAATGAATGATTACATTCCTACCGAGAGAGATATTGCAATCGTAACAGAACGTATCAATGATAGATTAGCCAATCCTATCGCTAAACAAAAAAAAGAACTAAGTGGACAAAGCGTTTAAGAATATTTTTGCAAAGTTAGAAGAATCTAAGCAAGAACCATTAAAGAGAAATGATAGAGTTTTACTAATTGATTCTCTAAATACTTTCCTAAGAAGCTTTGTCGTAGTGCATCATTTGAATCCAGCAGGCAACCATGTCGGAGGCCTGACTGGATTTTTAAGATCCCTAGGACACGCTATCGAAGTTGTAAATCCTACAAGGGTTATTTTAGTGTTTGACGGAGAAGGTGGATCTACAAATAAAAGATATCTCTATCCTGAGTATAAAGCTAATCGCCACTTGAAGAAGATCTCAAATTGGGACGCATTTGATAATCAGGAAGAAGAGTCTGATGCAATCACAAATCAAATTGTAAGATTAATCTCATATCTAAAATGTCTACCTGTAGATATTATTGTAGAAGATAAGATTGAAGCAGATGATGTGATTGGATACATCACAAAAGTTTTACGAGGAGAAGTATTTATCATGTCAACAGATAGAGACTACATTCAACTTGTAAACGAAAAAACTACAGTCTATTCCCCAAGTAAAAAGAAATTCTACAATCCAGAAACAACTAAGGAGGAGTTAATGCTACCACCAGTTAATTACTTAAACATGAAAGTGTTGACAGGTGATAGCGGAGACAATGTTCCAGGTATTAAAGGATTCGGAAATAAGACAGTAGTTAAATTATTTCCATTTTTACAGGAAGATCGTAAAGTACCTCTTCAGGAGATTATAAAGTACAGCGAGGAGAATGAAAAGAAGAGTGTATCCTACGGCAAAGTTCTTAGTTTTAAGAACCAGCTTTTAATCAATGAGAAATTGATGGATTTGCACGATCCTAACATTCCTGATAATTCTATCCAAACTATCAAAGAAACCCTCGTAAATCCAAAGGAAACTATGGATAGGAAGATGTTTCTGAAGTTGTATGAGGAAGATCAATTAGAAAACTCAATCAGCAATGTAGAAATCTGGCTATTTGACAAGTTTGAGAGACTCAGACATTACCCAGTCAGGTAGTTGTAAACTGATAGAATTTAAAGCATATTAAAGAAAATAAAGTATATGAGCACATTAAGTAACCTTTCCCAGTACGGAGTAAGTTTTCAAATTAAAATTATCAATTCCCTCCTTAAGCATAAGGAGTTTTTAACTAACATCTACGATGTAATAGATGTAGAGCACTTTGACAATCCAGCACATAAGTGGTTGATTGAAGAGATTCTACGATTCTATGCGCAGTATCACACTACAGCATCCTTAGATTACTTATCTGCTGAGGTTAAAAAGATTCCTAACGAAGTAATGCGAGTTTCTGTAGTAGAGCAGTTAAAGGAAGCATTTAAGATTCTTAATGATGATCAAGCCTATGTAGAACAAGAGTTTTCTAACTTTTGTCGTAATCAACAACTAAAGAGTGCAATCTTCAAGTCAGTTGACTTATTAGAGAAGGGAGACTTTGATAGCATCTTAGCAGAAGTTCAACGAGCTACAAAAGCAGGACAGGATAAGAACATTGGTCACGAATATGTGAAGGATGTTGAATCTCGCTATCGTGTAGAAGAAAGAGGATGTGTTCCTACAGGATGGCCTGTAATTGATGAGCTACTTGCAGGAGGATTAGGTAAAGGAGACTTAGGTCTTATATTTGGTAATCCAGGTGGTGGTAAGTCTTGGATGTTGATTGCATTAGGAGCAACAGCAGTAAAAGCAGGTTACAATGTATTACACTATACATTAGAATTATCTGAAGTATATGTAGGTCGTCGTTATGATGCAAGTTTTGTAGAATCTAATATTGAGACAGTTTCTTTCAATAGAGAGAAAGTAGAGCAGAGAATCAAAGAACTACCAGGACAGTTAATTGTAAAGGAGTATTCACCAGGCAAAGCTTCGATGTCTACAATCGAAGGTCACATTCAGAAATGTAAAGACTTAGGTTTTGATCCAGACTTGATTATCATTGACTACGTAGACCTATTAAAGTCAGGACGTAAGACATTGGATCGTAAAGAAGAGATTGATGACGTCTACACAGCAGCAAAAGGATTAGCAAGAGAGCAGAACCTTCCAGTATGGACAGTATCTCAAGTAAACCGTATGGGAGCTAAGGATGATATTATTGAAGCAGATAAAGCAGCAGGATCTTATGGTAAGATTATGGTGGCAGACTTTGCAGCATCCCTATCACGTAAGAGAGAAGATAAGGTAAATGGTACAGGACGTGTTCACATTATGAAAAATCGTTATGGAATGGATGGAATGACCTACGCAGCTAAGATTGATACCAACATTGGAAAGATTCAAATCGATCCATCAGAGTTGGATGATACTAACATGTTCATTGCTGATTTCAACAATAACGGAAAGCCGGTAACAGGTAGTCAGCCGTTCTCTACATTTTCTGCAACAGAGCGGTTAGCTCTCGGAAAAAAATTCTTTGAGCTTGGAGAAAATTAATTGAGGTTGATCCTATTTATTATAACAAAAAGAAACATCTATGAGCATATCAACACTATACGAAAAATCAGGTAAGGATTCGAATAAAACTTCGTATTCCAAACAGGATGTGACTACTAAAAAGAAGTCTAAGTTGGAAGTTCAAGCTAAGGACCATCCAGATGTCCATATTACAGATGTAGCTAAATTAAATTCTCGTTATGATAGAGAAGTTATTGCTAAGTACAATAAGCAATCTCGAGTGCTGTCTCAATCCAAAACAGTAAAACCCAAGCCAAAGAGTAGTGTATTAAAGTACAATTCTGCTTTTGATCGAGAAAAGATCACTAAGTATACGGTTTAAAATTACAATTATTTCTTAGATTTCTTATCTACCACAGAATGGTAGACTTGGAATCGTATCCCCTAATTTTAAAAATAAGATTTATGTTAAAAGTATTAAAATTTTCTGCAGCCTGGTGTGGCCCTTGTAAGGTATTAGCACCCATATTCAACGAAGTTAAAGCTGCAATGTCTGATGTCTCTTTTCAAGAGATTGATGTAGATCAGAACTCTGACTTAGCAATCAAGTATGCTATTCGAGGAGTGCCTACTATCATCATTGAAAAAGATGGTCAAGTAGTTGATCGTAAAAGTGGAGTTCTTATGAACCCAGCATTAACCCAACTTATTAATTCACACAAGTAAAATGATTACAGATAAACGCTTATTCTACAAACCATTTGAGTATCAACAGGCTCACGACTTTTTAAAGCAGCAACAACGTGTACACTGGTTACCAGAAGAAGTTGCATTAGCAGGAGACGTAAATGACTTTAAATTAAAAATGACCGAAGCAGAGGTTAACCTAATCGGACAGATTTTAAAGTCGTTTGCACAGACTGAGACGCACGTAGAGGATTATTGGTCTTCTTATGTATCTCACTGGTTTCCAAAGCCGGAGATTCAATCTATGGCGGTTACATTTGGTTCTTTTGAATCTATTCATGCAGAAGCATACTCATTATTGAACGAATCTTTAGGGTTAGATGACTTTGCTGCATTTATGGAAGACGAAGAAGCTCGTAACAAGATTGAGCGTTTGCAACAAGTTACTGCCGGCACACCAGAAGAGATTGCACAATCATTAGCTATCTTCTCTGCATTTACAGAAGGAGTGAACTTATTTAGTTCTTTTGCAATCTTAATGTCATTCCAAATGAGAAATCTAATGAAAGGAATGGGACAGATTGTAGCATGGTCAGTACGTGATGAATCTTTACACTCTAAAGCAGGATGTTGGTTGTTCCGACAATTATTAGAAGAACGTCCAGAATTAAATACTATTGATTTACGTGAAAAGGTAACCGAAGCATGTCTACTATCCGTTAGTTTAGAATTTGCATTTATCGATAAAGTATTTGAGATGGGTGACTTAGAGAATTTAACTAAGGAACAATTAAAGAACTTTATTATGGCACGTGCTAACGAGAAGATGGTAGAGTTAGGTTACAAACCACAGTACAATGTGGATGAGAAGTTATTAGATGAGATGGCCTGGTTTGGACAAATAACGTCAGGTGTCGAACACCAAGATTTTTTCTCTCTTAGACCGACAAGTTATTCTAAATCTACTGCTGATTGGAATGATTTTTAGTAAATACTTTACTATTTATTATAAGAAATAACATCAAGATTTTTTATGATAAATTGGAAATTAGTTTACGGTAAATTTATTGAAAGTAGAAAAGGTTTGCTTTTTGAAGAAAGCCAATACACTGAAGTCCATCACATAGTACCAAAGTACGAGGGAGTTGATAACAGTGAAGATAACCTAATTAGACTTAGTTTACGAGATCACGCATTAGCTCACTTTATTTTATGGAGATGGAAAAAAGATTTTAGAGATAAGGCTGCATACTTAGGAAAGTTAGGGTCTACAGAAGAAATGAGGTTAGCACTGCAGGAGTACGTTAATCAACCGGAAGTCAAGCGAAGAAGAGTTGAGACCATGAGAGATACTAAAATAAACATGCCAGATGAAGAGTACTATGAGAAGTATGTCAAACCTAAGTTAGGAGAGAATAGTTCAAACTACGGTAAAAGCAGACCAGGAGAATTAGCTGGTAATTACGGCAAGAGTAAAGGTAAGTACATTTTAATAGATCCACAGGGAGTTAGTATAGAGTTTAAAGGTATACGAGAGATTATAAACTTTGGAGTTGGAGAAACGGTTATAAGATCTTGGAGAAATAAGGGAGTTGTAAAAGGCCACCCCAACAATAGTAGAAGCCCTTGGATAGGATATGAAATTCAGTACAAGACAAACACCAGATATGGGTCTGCACATAAAAAAAGTAGGGAAGTTAAAAGGTTTAAATAAAAAATAGAATATGTCAATAAACGTGGATACCCGTAAATGGGTGATTAACAAAGACTATCCCGAGTGGATGGATGAGATTGGAATTAGTACAGTTTCAAAAGGATACTTACTTCCTGAGGAAAATGTATTTGATGCTTTTAAACGGGTGTCAAAACATGCAGCTCGAAGAATTAAGAAGAAAGAGCTACAGCCAATCTTTTATGAAGCGATGGTGAAGAACTGGTTATGTTTAGCATCCCCAGTATTCTCTAACATGGGCAC